TGCATCTGCCGTGGCAATATACCACGCTCCTGCGCCGCGCGTCGATACGCTTCGGCATAGAGGCCGTAGTTTCCAGACACCCCGCTGACAGACGATCCCTTCGTCGTGCCGCGGCCGGCGACGGTGGTGTTCTTGAAATTGTGGTCTACTTCCAGGGAGTTGCCAGAGAGCGGCCGAAGCAGGCCGGCGGCCACCGCATGCGTGTCGATCGTCACGTCGCCATATGGCGAATTGGGGTCGTAGATGTTGTTGTAGAAATTGCGAACCTTGTGGCGCTCGCCCATCAACCCCGAGATCGTGCGCACGTCGCCGTTCGACTCGATCGAGCCGATGGCCTTGCCGATCTCGTTCAGCGAACCCCATGCGACCCGCGATGGCGAGCCGTCTAGGTTCGTGGCGACATCTAGGAAATCGCCCTCCGGCGACACGATGCGGTAATCCGGCGACGTGTAGGTCTGATCGTGCAGCCGGACGAACAAGGCGCGCAGGGTGTTCTGCACCGCTGGATCGGGGTCTGTGATCTGGTCGTAGGTTTTCCCGCGGATCACGTCGAGCAGCGGCTCATACTGCGGCTTGTTCAGCGACGGGATGTTGCGGAATGTCTGCTCCATCTCAGGCGTGAAGGCGAGCGGCGTGCCGCCCTTGGGCTTGACGACATCAAGCACCCGCTGGGCTAGGCTGACGTTCTGATACCAATCCTTCTGCGGCGAAAGCGCGGCCAGCGCCCCGGCGATCGAGGTGTCGGGGACGTTGTATTCTTGCGACCAGCGATCGGTGATGTTGCGCGCGCCGTCATACCAGAGCTGACTGCGCTGGCGTGTAGCTTCTGGCACCTGATCGTGCAGATAGAGCAGGTTGTCTTTGACATGCGTGATGAACTGCTCGGCGGTTTCATCCACCGATGCGGCTGGATTGGGCCGCATGTTGGGATAGTCGCGGGTGATGTTGACGTTGAAATCGTAGACCTTCGGATCTCTCTTCAACTCATCCAGGCCGACGATCAGCTCGCCCGTGTAAGGGTCTTCCGTCGCCTTGGCAGCGGTCGGGAAGCGGGTCGAGATCCGCCCCGGCAGGCCGCCTAGCGTTGGCGCCGCTGCCACCGCCTGCTCGCCATCGCCCATCAGCCTGCCCGCCGCAGCCAGCGCGCGGTCAACAACCGGGCCAACGGGATTGCTGTAGAGCGTGCTGCCTTCGCGGGCGATGCGGGCCTGAGCTTCCTGCCCCAGCTCTTCGATCGTCTGCCGGATGCCGGGGATCGCCCCCCTCATAGCGCGCCCGCCGGCCGCCGTCAGCGGGATGGCCTCAAGGACTGACAGGCCGGCCTCCAGCGCGCCCAGAGCGGCCGTCACGTTGTCGCCGCTATCCAGACCGCGGGTGAATGTCTGATAGCCCTCCTGGCCGCCGTAGACGGCTCCCAGAGGCGTGAGGTCGGCCAGCCCTATGCCGAGATCTCGCGTGGCATTCGGGTTGCCCACGACGCTCTCAGCGAGCTGGCGGGCGAAGAACGGATCTGCGCCGACACCCTCGAAGATCTGGCGCAAGACATCTGTGTGCCCTTCGCGGATGGTCAGATCGCGCGGCTCGATCGTGCCCGTGCCGGCGGCGGCAACCTCTTCCGGCGTCATCTGCGGGCGGACTGCACCCGGCGGCAGGGCCGGCGCAATGCCAGCCGCCTGCAACTCAGGCTCCGTGAAGCCGGCGGCCAGATAGTCCTCGTACACGCGCGGCATCTCTTGCTGGAATGCGCGGATCTCGGCTGTCCGATCAGGCTGCGTCCAAGCGGCGGCAGCCTCATCAAACACCTGATCCGGCGGCTGCTTGCCGACATCCTGCGGCGGCACGGGATCGACGACCTTCTCCTCGCCGATCTTCGTGTAGCCGCCCGACGGCAGGCGCATCAGCACATTGTTGACGCCCCGCTGCTTGTCGTACTGGATCTGCTTGTTTTTGAGCTGCTCCGGCTTGATGCCAGCGCCGCGGATTTCCTCCGCATCAAGATAGCGCGACAGCTCGGTGTCCACATCATCAGGGATGGCCGTGTTCATTCGAAGATCCCCTTGCTGATGTAGTCAGAGCGCAGGATGGTCTTGTAGCGCGCATATGTCGCCGACTGCATGCCTTGCTGCTCTTCGGTCAGAGACTGATACCAGGCGTCCAGCGCCGCGATCGGATCGGGATCGTCCGCGCGCAGATCAAGGCCAATCGTGTTCTGATTGAACATCTGCACCGTTTCAGCATACTCCGCGCGCAAGGCATCCTTGAAGAACACCATCTGCTCGCCGATCAGCGCCTCAGTGCGCACGAGGATTTCCTGCGATGTCATCGGCTGGCCGGCGATGCGGGCGCGCTCTGCCTCTATCTCGATCGCCCCAACCACCGCATGATACGATGCCTTCGCCTGCCGTCCGCGCTCGGGATCTGCGGCCAGCAGCTCGTCATAGCCGAACCGAGATGCCGCAATACGCTTCGCCACCGCCACACTCTCCTCGCCGCGGGTGAAGATGCCCGTTAGCAGGGAGTTGTATGTCTCCTGCCTGAGGTAAGGAGCATTTTGTTGTAGCACCTCGACCGTCAGCGTGCCCCGCTCCTTGAGCAACAGCATGGTAGAGAACTTGATGGGATCATCGACCTCCGCGGCCATAGGCGTGCCGGCCGTCGCCAGCGCGCCTTCCATCGCCTCGCGCTGGGCAGGCGTCAGGTAGTTGCTGCTGCCCGTAAAGCGCAGGATCTCGCGCCGCACATCATCGCCGTTGACCATGCCGCCCATCCCGTCGGCCAGGGCTTGCAGCTCCGGCGAGATCGGGATGATCGCCGACACTTCGTCGATCGAATAGCTGGTATCAGGCCGGAACCCGAAGAAGCGGTTGTAGGCCGCGGTTACGTTGTTCTGAGCAAGAGCCTCGAACCGCTCGGCTTCCTTGCGGCGGGCATCCTCGAAATAGAGCGCATCCTTCAGCGCGCCTTGCACAAGGCTGAGAGCCTGGTCGTCAGGCACGCGAAGCAGACGCGACAGGGTCTTCTGACCCGGACCATCCGTTAGACCATTGGCCGCCATCGCTTCGACGAACTGGTCCTCGCTGATGTCACCGCGCTGGAAAGCATCCTGCGCATCAAGCACGTTGAGCAGGGCAAACGCGCGGCCCGAGTCGCCCCCGACATATGCCGGCACGATGTTCTTTGCGATGTCGAGATCCATCGCCGTGAAGCTCTGGGCTACAGCCGCGCCGTTGAACCTGCCACCCGCTACGCCGGCCGCTGCGGCATTCTGGATCGTCGTCCGCATGAAATCAGACCCGGCGGCGTCGGTGTCGGGATCGCTTTCCTGCGCCACATAGGCAGCCTGCCGGGCGGCCAGCGCGGCGGCCTCTGCCGACTGAATGCGCTGGTCGATGCGGCCGCGCAGGCTGAACCGCATGCCCAGCTCCATCTGCCCGAAGCTGTCGTTGAACTTTTGCAGCGCGCGCTTGTCTTTCAAATCGCCCGCCAACTGCGCCTTGACCGCCGCCGTCTCGCGCTCCCAGCGGTTGTCAGTGTCGAAGACGCTGTAGGGGTTGCTGCTCTGCTCCATCTCGCGAGCCTTGTTGCGCAGGGCTTCCTCGGCCCCCAGCAGCTTCTCGGAGAGTTGAGCCTCGACGGCAGCCTCGTAACGCATCGCGGCATACTTGCCGACCTGCGCGATCGCCTCGCCGACCACCGCGCCACTGCTCATAGCCTCGTTGACGAAAGGCTCCATGCTCATGCGGGCGCGGATCGAGCGGCCCGGAGCCTCACCTGTCGGAGCAGCCTGCGTGCGGTAAAGAGGGATTCTCATGTTATAGTCACCCCCGACCTTCTGTCAAAAATCCCGCTCTGATAGCCGAACTGCGCCGCAGAACCGAGACTGCTGATGAGGCTGCGCGTTCCCTGCGCCCGCAATGATGCCGCTGTAGCGCCAGCTTCCATGCGAGAAAGTTCAGCGTTCAAGCGGGCTTCTTCTTGCGCGTCAGTGATTTGCTGGTTCACGATGGCGTTGTTAAAGTTGTCCACCGCAATCTCGTACTCAAACTGGCGCGCATTTTCACGCAGCACTTGGATGGGCGTGCCCTGCGCGATGTCGATGCCAGCGTAGCCAAAACCAGCAACAACCTCGCCCTGAACGCCGCGAAACTCCTTGCGCTTCAGCTTCTCCTGAATGACTAGGTTCGAGTTGATAATCTGGCGCTGGCGCTCAAGCAGACCGATGTCGCGCTCGATCAGTTTAGCATTGAACTCGCCGACCTTCTGCGCCGCAGCCGCAGCATTATCGGACGCGCTTTTCTGCTGGATGCCGCCGACTATCTGAGAGCCGACGCTGACGATTGATGCTGTCACGCCCATTTACTCAGCCCTCAACCGCTTGGCGTAGATGTTTTCGATGTGATTGTAACCCATCCGGGCGAGCAACGCATCAAAGGGTTTGTGCCGCTTGATGTTCACCATCATCACCGAGACGCCCATCTTCTTCAGCTCTTCCTCGGCAAACTTGATCAGCTTCATCGCGGCGAACCCTTTGCGGTGATCCGGGTCGATGTAGATGATGTCGTTGTGCGCGAAGAGGTGGTCCATGTAGTGCAGATGCGGCACGACCAGCATCACGAAATAGCCGACCAGCCTGCCCTCGTGGCGCGCCGTGAACACCTGCAACACGCCCAGACGCTCAAGCTCCTCATACCTGTTCCAGTCAGGGTTCAGCTTGATGAAATCCTTGTTGAGCGCGATTTCTTCCCAGTGCGCATGCAGAAGCGGCCCCGCTTCGGGAGCCGTGTCAGCGAGCGTTTCTTTGGCGTAGACCAGCATCAGAGATCGAACGTGTTGAGGCGCGGATACAGCGCGAGGATAGTCATCGGAAGCGGTTGAGTCTGGCGAACATAGATCCGGTCATCGTCTTCAAAGCCGCCCGGAAACTCCACCGTCTTATCGCCCGTGAATAGCGGCACAGCCTGATCCATAGACATTGAACTGTCGCGGAAATAGATGCGATCCACATCTGCCGCCGCAGGTCCAACCTCCAAGCCCACAGTGCGATAGAGTCGTAGCGTGATCGCATGTATCCTCTTCGGCTTGCCTTGCGATGTCCCATCGACCGATCCCGCCTCTAGCCTGAGCGTCTGCATCTCGCTCGTGTATCCGTAGCCAACCGCCGCACTCGTCGCCGAGAACGCAAGGCTGATCTCACCATCCGCGACTGTCCGATCAGGATGGCTTGCACCATTCGCAAGCACCGAGATCTCCTCGCCCGGCAGATGCCACAGGCCGCTGAGAGATGTCACCGCACCGCCGCTATACTCCAACCCGCTGTCCACGAAATATGCGTCGGTCGTCTGGTCGCCAAACTCGAACACATTCAGCTTCTCGACATACCGCTTCGTCGTGCCGTCGATGGTGCGCTTGACCACCATGTAAAGCTCGTCCTCGGTGTCGTCATTCGGCAACGTAGCGATGCTTTCAACAACAGCCTGACCGCCGTCATACTCGCCGCCGATGATGTGCTTGTGCCACGCGACGACCTGCTCGTCCCGGCGATACGTCATGCCCAGCAGCGTGCCGTCGCCCCTGATGGCCCAGATAATAGAATCAGGCTCCTGCTGATACGCGAACTGCGTGATGCCGCCCTCTGTGATATGCTCGGCCAAGATCGTCATGTCCGGAGCCTGATAGCCAGCCGTGTCCACCTCGCCGACGTAGCGGAACTCCCGCACCTTGCGATTCCCGCGTTGCAAGAACAGCGTCACATCCGCAACCTGAACTGGTTGCACATTGGCAGAGCCATAGTTCGAGTACTTGCGGATCTGCGTCGTCGTGGGCGTAATCGGGCCGTCATTCGTCGTGGTCAGCACATACTCGCCTCCGCTGGTCCCCAACACGAGTATCCTCGTCGCCGAGAGAAAGCGGATCGCGTTCACTTGATTGGCGGCAATCGTGTAGATCAGCGCGTCGTCTGCGCTGGTGCCGACAGTAAAGTTCAGATAGTCCGCGCTCTTCGAGAACCAGATCGTCTGCGGGTTGTTATTGCTGGCCGCGAACACCAGCCGCTGCTCAAAGAACGTCACCACGCTGGGATAGTTGTTCGAGCTGCTAAGGCTCGGGGTCGGCGATCCCGTGATTGAGGCTGTCGCCAGCGTCCATGCGTTGTGGTCAGTGCGCGAGAGCGTGCGGATAGCGTAGCTGGGGTGAACCAGATACATCACGTCCGCGCTCTGGGCGTAGTTGACCGTCGGCAGGTTCGCTGGCGTGTAGGGCGTCGAGATCTGGTAGATCTTGTCGGCCTCGCCGCCGCTCGTGAACGCAGTGTAGTTCGTCGTGTCGATAGCGTTGCCGAACAGATCCTCTAGCTCAAACGTGTTGGCCGAAACATTAGCCACCTTGAAGTTGCGGTTGTTCAGCTCGACCATGCCGCCGACACTGTCGATGTAGATCTCGTCGCCGTTGCTGAAACCGTGGCTGTTCGAGGTCAACACGCCGGGGCTGGCCTGCGTGATCGCGGTGATCGTCTTCGGCGAGCCGGTCAGAACCTGCAAGCCGTTGCGGTACACACGCATGTACTGGTCGCCGAACTCCAGAATGTAGGTGTCGCTCGTCTTGAACTGGAACGGGATCAGCCGCGTGTAGTTGGCGCTGTTCTTCACCTCGCCGAGGAACTCAGTCCCCGGACGGCGCGTCACGCCGCCATGCGGATGCACGACCATGTTGGTCAGATCCGACAGCCCCTCGCGATATTTCTCAAGCGTAACCCGGCCTTCCAGCCGGGGCGAGATCTCACCAGCGGTGAACGAGGATAGGGCGGGTGCGGCGCGCGCCATTAGAACCTCGACTCAATGAAATCGCTCGCCTCCAGCCGAACGGTGGCACCCTCCGTCGCATCGAGGAAGCGAGCCTCCTTCAGTTTCTGCTCATAGAGCGAGGCCGCGATCTGCACGACCGTCGTCGAGCCGGTGATCGCATAGGCAGCTTCCGCCGCAAGCCGCGCGGACAATACGTCGATAAGCCCCGCATCATACTCATTGGGGTCGGTGATCCGGGCCACATACTTAATCTTCGCCGTCGCGCTGTTCGTGACCAGCTTGCGCCCCTCGATGACAAACGCAGGCAGACCGCCGTCGCCGATCATGTTGTCCCAAGGATAGGACAGCGAGCCGTTGTCGAACTCAAGCACGCGCAGGCAGTAGGGGTCGGTCGGCAGCGGGTACTGGTAGCTGTAGCCATAGGCAGGGGCCGACGTTTCCTGCGCCAGCTCCGCACGACGGATCAGGCATTTCCACGGGTGGTTACGGAACACCGCATCCCGCACGCCCTCGAACATCTGGTTCATCACGCGGCCAGCCTTCGAGTTCTCATCCAGGCTGACGATGTTGGAGGCACCGATGATGTTCAGCGCGCTGTTGACGATGTTCACATTGCTGCGTGCCATGATCGCCTCCGAGAGAGGATAGGGGCGGGTTTCCCCGCCCCCACCTTATCAGTTC